AGAATTTTGTTGTATTTCCATTACTAAACCTTCAATTAGTTGTTGTTTGCTTTGACTTGTAAATTTAAAACCTTTTATATTGGGTAAAAGTCGTTGTAGATTTTCTACAATAGGATCACCTACACCCGTACTATCAATATGTGCTGGTGTTCTACCTACTATTTGTATAATTTTTTGTTGTGTTTGTTGCCAGTCGTTTTGAAATCTATCGGTATAACACACCCTATTTTGATTATCTAACCCAATTATGACAGTCCAATCCGTGTATTTTGCTAAATCTATTCCAAATGCAATTGGTGTTCCGTTTGAAATTGGTGCGTAGCATTTACGGATATTGTCTAAACCAAATGGATTGCTATTGTCATCACCTGGTTCTGCAAGGTATAATTCTTTGAATACAAATTCGGGCAAATCTTTCTTTGCTTGTTCTATTTCTTCTACGTCAAGTATGCCTTCTTTTGCAGCATCGTATGCCGTTATTTTGAAAAACTTGTAATCTGCTTCACCTAATCTTGCACGTTCACCTAATTTGTAAAACCAATTCTTTTTGCCTTTTACGTTACCAATCATTTTGCACTTGCCTTTGGTTGCAGTTAATGTTGAACGTAGTGCATACCAACTTTCTTCACGCATACGACTTGCCTCATCAACTACTGCTGCGTACACATCATCACCATACAAGTTGTCGGGTTTTTCCCCTGACTTAAATTCTATCCTTGCACCATTTGGTAGTATTAATGTTAGTTTGCTTTCGTTGGAAATAAAGAAGTCTTTTTCACTTACTTGTGATTTCATTCTACGGAATGCGATTTCAGCTTGTTGGTAAACTGGTGCAATCCACCACACCGATTGATTGTCTTTTAACTGCAATGCTTGTTCAAAAATCCATATGATATGACTTGCCGTTTTACCACACTTGGTTGCTGCTGCCGTTATCGTGTAACGTTCAGGTGCATCAAGTATGGCTTGTTGGTAAGTCGTTAAAAATGGTCTTTGATAGTTTATTTGCATAGTTCTACAAGCATATTATATCGCTGCTCGTTAATGATTTTTAAATTGTGGTATTTGTTGCAATAGTCTGTGTTTTCTTGCCCACGCCCTTCTATTGGGTTTACCATACTTTTTAAACATTGATACCAATGGTCAAAAGTATTTGGACAAAGTAATACACCAGGATTATACAAATGAAAATTATATGGTTTAACATCACTACAAATAATTGGCAATTGGTATGCTGCTGCTTCTACTATTTTTAACTCCGATTTATACTGATTGAAATTGTCTTCACGCAATGGTGCAATGCAAAAGTCAAATAACGCATAAGATTGTCCGTACAAATCTGCACGTGTACCTAACACAGTTTTGAACCACGATGGTCTTTCATCTAATCCTACACCCGTAATTGCTTTTTCGCAACTATGCCATTCAGTAGAATCCGAATGATACCCACACATATAAAATTCAGCATCGTAGTCTTCACAGAATCGTTTTACGCTATCACCTACGCACTTTAAATCTTCTAAATGTGAAATACCACCTACCCATCCAACACGTAATTTATCACCCTTTTGTTTTGGCAAATTCCATTGCTCACCCGTCAAGTCTAATGCGTTTGGAAACGTAATTGTGTTTTCGTTAAACTCTTTTATCTTACTTGCAAGATGATCAGTTGAACAACTTACAATATCTGCCAATGACATTGCATCTTTTACGCAATTCTTAATGACTTTCTTGTAGAACTTAAATGCTGGGTTTGAACGTGGTATTACCCAATAATCGTCTATGTCGCATACTAACTTACACTTTGCCTTTAATATTGCCTCAAAAACGTTGTATTGGTAAATTCCACACCATCTATTGAATACTACTGCATCATATTTTGTGTAGTCTATGTTTATCCAATCGGTTGGGGTTTGCGAAACGTCAACAATTATGTCGTAATCTTGCTGCATACGTGCATAGGGGGTAAATAATCTGTGAAAACTTACCCCACTATTGTTGTCCATTAATACTAATATCTTCATCTGTAATCTATTTTGCTTATTGATGCTTCGTTTATTTCGTATAATTGCCACATTTTATCTCTTTTATATTCGTTGAAATCATCATCCCACATATTATCTTTGAATTGGTCATAGTATTCTGTCCATTTGTGTAACATTGCATTGAATTTATCAATATACTTTTTGGCATATTCATAATCCTTTGTAACAAATAGTTCAATTACAGAATAGTCCCCGTGTGAACCTTCGGAATAGAAAACGATATAATACTGCTCTTTACTCATTCGCCTGGTAATAATGGTATGTGCATCCAATATAATGGTTTCATAACTTTAATCCTTCCTCTTGTAGTATTTCGTACAATTTATCACGTGTATCTTCAAATGCTTTGTATGTGTCATCACTCATTGAATCAGTTGCGTGTTTAGTTTGTGACCTTAACCAATTATTTAATTCCCACATTGCAGCCATCCATTTTGAACCATTGACTGCCAAATCAAAGTCTAATTGGTCATCAGGTAAATTGTATTTTAATATTGCTTCCATAGTGTTATTGTCAGGTTTAAACTGATATTTGGTATACAAAGGGACATTGATGTCCCTCTGACATTAAAACGGTACATCATTCTTTGGTTTAGGTACTGCCACAAAATGTGTAGCTTTTGATTTTTCGTTTGGTTGCTTTAATTTGCCTAATCTTATTTTCACATCACCATACTGGTTCTTTTCAAGTTTGCCAATTGAGATTGCTTGGTTTAGTTTTTCAAGATTGATTGATACGTTTAAACCATATTGGTCTTCCCACGCATTGCCTAAATAAATTGTTTCGTTGTTCATAATTGTTGTTCGTTCACGCTTTCGTGAACATAGTTTCTTTCTTTAAATTTTTGTATAATTACTTTAATTGCTTCAGTTATTAATTTTGGGCTTGGCATTTCAATATCTTCACCCATTCGCCAGTCGTTGTAATACGTCAAAATTATGATTGCTTCTTTTTCAGTCATTGCTTTAAGTTTAAAGTGATTGTAATCGGTTCGTCTGTCTTAATATTATTGTCAACTGTCTCTTTTGGTTTGCCGTGTACACGTGTCACCAATGCTTCAAGATTGTACAATGAATTTTTATCGTGTGACTTTACAAGTGAACCCGCAATGATTTGCTCAATGATTGTGTATTGACCAGTTTTGTCTTTGTCAATGCCTTCTAATTCTTGCCTATTCATTGCACACATATTCATATACGTTTGATTGATGTCGTCTTTTGAATACCCCAATTCTTTTAGTTGAGTGACTATCTTTTTAGGTCTACCTTGTGTATTAATATTCTGCGGGTTTTTATCAAATCCACTTGCTTTTTTTAGGTTGTCTAATCTATCTGCCATCGGTTGTTTTTCAATTGTTTTTCTTGAATAAAAGTGACCAGGTTGTAGGCACTTCAATTTTGCTCAATAATTCGTAGTTGTGCAGTTCAAAAAATGCAATCCATTCGTGTTCTTGTTTAATGTTAATATGTCCCCAGTCTTCGTCAAAGTCGGTTAAATGTGGTGTGCTGCTAAAATGAAAGTACTTGCAATTTACATTGTCAAGCATTCGGTGTAATTTGTCATCTGTGATGTGTTCCATTACTTCAATACAAGCTACTAAATCTGCTTTGATTTTTATATCTGTGATGTCGCATTTAACGTAAGTATTTGCGACATTGTGTAAAGAAGCATAATCAAAGTGATGCCTATTTAAATCGTAGTAAGTTACGTGCTTGTCTAATTCTTTCATTGCAAGTGAATACGCACCTACTCCACCACCTATATCAGCAAAAGTTTTAAATTCTACAAGTTCTGCTACTTTGTTTGCAGTTGCACGAAACATATTTACAAACCCTTCGTTATCCAAACGGATTTGATTTGCCATTTCGTAATCAAAGCATTTTTTGTCATCCCATAAACCACCAAAACTATTTTCCATTTTTTTCCATAAATTTTAAATGTTGTTGAATAAGCATTTCTTTGTATTGTTTTTTATCCCCGTAGAAAATATGATGTCCTCTACATAGTGCCATTAGGTTTTCTATTACATCACCTTGATTTGATCCACCCATACCACGTGCTTCGATATGGTGTAAATCTACTGCCTGGCATCCACAAATTTCACAAGGCATCCAGTCACTTAAATGATACCCGAAATACTTCATATAAATCTGTGTGTGTTTTTGCATTACTTCTTTTTTCTTATTGGTTTAATCTTTTGTTCGTCATCGGCTAATTGTGCCAACTCCAATGCCTTTTGGTTTACATCGTCTATGGTTGGAATCTGCTGTTCCTTCATTGCCTTTGCACGAATGATTATAGAAGTAAAATGTTCTATAAAACAACTACTGCAATTTGGAATATGGCTGCCCATTACTTCGTGGTAAATTGTTTTTACCTTTAATGTTTCTTCCGGTGTTAGTCTAAACACTTGCGTTTTTCTAAATGTGTGTAGATGGTGTTCTACGCTTAAGATGTAATCTATTTGTTCGTTTGTCATAATTTTATTATTTCTTCTTTTACTTCATTCCAATAATATATTCTTTCAAAAACTCTTTCGGAATCTAATTCTGCAATCATTTCGTCAACTAAAATTAACGCATAACCTTTTGCAATTTTTTTTGCTGCATCAGTAGAATAAATGTCATCTACCATTTCATAGTACATTAACCATAAATCTATTGCTTTGTCTTTTGCCGTCATAGTTTCCAAATTATTGATGCAATGATATAACATATTGCTGCTGGTATTACTGCTGCAAAATTGTATTGTCCGTAAAAGTATCCGATGCCTAACCACCAAGCTAAACAACTTTCACAAGTCAATGGTTTTACTTTTATCTTTTGTGGTAACATCGGTGTTACTACACTTGAAAATATAAATCCAAGTGAGGATATACCTAAAATTTCAATTATTATATTCATTATTTATTTGTTCTTTGATTTCTTTAATTACCCGTAGTACTTCACGTAATGATATTTTTGTTTGCCTATGGATGCTTCGTGCTGAATTACCATTTGACCATTGAGTAAATATTTCTCTTTCGTACCATTGGTTTTTGCTGACTACCTTTTCAATTGTGGTTAACTGGTTCTCTTTTGTTATTTTGTCTTCTAAACTATCTACTTCTACCAAATCTAAACTATGTATATCGTATTCCCCAATTGTCGCAAACAGTCTGTTAAATGCTTGTCTTGGGCTTTTAGTTTGATTGAACATAACTTTAACGCAAAAGTATTTTAAATATCCGTTTTTGTTTAAATCTATAAGTTTATAATCAGGCATCTCACATAAAATTAAAAGTAGGTGTTGCTGCAAGTCTTCGTGGTGTAATGGGCAAATGTTTTTTGCTGCTTGTTTTAACCAGTCCGATGTCGCAACTTCTATTAAAATTTTATCTTTGATATACAAAACTATAAAACTTTTTTCAAATTAAAAAATATCCATCCTTTTTTTTCGTATTTTTTACG